TCTGCTAACAACACCGTTAAGACAGAAGCATTCTTTGATGAAGCCGATACAGACTTCTCAGGTACAGGTACACATGCTAATGGTCTTGGTGCTGGTTCAGAGACAACTGGTGTAGGTATGGCAACATCTGCTGCTGAACAATTGGGCTCAACAAACGGTGGCGACTTCGGTGAAATGTCATTCCAAATTGACAAAGTATCTGTTGAAGCTAAGTCAAGAGCACTTAAAGCAGAATATACAACTGAACTTGCACAAGACTTGAAAGCAATTCATGGTCTTGATGCAGAAACTGAGCTTGCAAATATGCTTTCTGCAGAATTGCTTGCTGAGATCAACCGTGAAGTTGTAAGAACTGTTTACACTTCAGCTGTTGCAGGATCTGCTGGTACTGCATCACCTGGTACATTCAACCTTGACGTTGACGCTAACGGTCGTTGGTCAGTCGAGAAGTTCAAGGGACTTATGTTCCAGATTGAGCGTGAAGCCAACTCAATCGCAAAAGCAACACGTAGAGGGAAGGGTAACATCATCCTTTGCTCCTCAGACGTAGCTTCTGCATTGCAAATGGCTGGTGTATTGGATTACACACCTGCACTTAACTCTAACAACTTACAACCCGATGACACAGGTAACACTTTCGTAGGTGTACTTAACGGTCGCTTCAGAGTGTATATCGATCCATATGCTGGTGCAAACTATATGGTAGTCGGTTATAAAGGTTCTAACGCCTTTGACGCTGGTCTTTTCTATTGCCCATACGTACCATTACAAATGGTTCGTGCAGTAGGCGAGAACAGCTTCCAGTCTAAGCTAGGCTTCAAGACTCGTTACGGCATGGTCGCAAACCCATTTGCTCGTGGCAAGCTTGGTGATATGCCTGGTGGTGGCGCAACAGGAGCTATTGCAGCTGGCACAAACGTTTACTACAGACGTTCTGCTATCAGCAACCTTCTATAATAAGAAGCTGGGTCAACCAGACGCACTCAAAGGGGGCTTTTATAGCCCCCTTTTTTTATGCATATAAATACTATTAACAAATATTGTTGAGGTAATAACATGCAAGGACAAAGTTTCTTATCACCAGTTGAGTTTCAATTTGTAATTGACCGTATGCCAACGGTTCAATATTATATTCAGTCGGTCAATATTCCTGCAATTTCATCTGGTTATACAGAACAAATAACACCTTTCAAAAATACATATAGACATGGTGACAAATTAACATATGATGATTTGTATATGACTGTTGCTGTTGATGAAAATTTATCATCTTATCTTGAAACATGGAGCTGGTTAAAAGCACTAACTAAACCAGAAGAATTTCAACAATATGCAAATATCTTAGGCAGTACAGATGGATTATATTCTGATGCTACTCTTATAATTTTAAACAACTTTAAAAATCCAAACATTAGAATTAAATTTGCTGACTTATTTCCAACAACTGTAGGCGCTATAACACTAGCTACAACATCATCTGATGTTCCTGTTCCTACAGTAGACCTTACTTTTAAATACAATAAATATTCAATAGAAGTACAAGACACATCTGTTACCGCATAGTTGACAAAATCAATTAACTGTGTTATTATGATAAGATACAATTTGTAATGAGGTAATCTATGAAATTAGAAGAAGTATATGAATTGTGGTCAAAAGATTGTGAAATCGACCAAACAAACATTTCAAACGAATCCGCAAATATAGCAAAACTCCACAACAAGTATTACGCTATCTATATTCAAGAAAGCATTAAGTATAAAAAACTTAAAGCTGACTTGAAACAATTGACCCATTTAAAGGGTGAATATTATAGAGGCGAACTAACTGTTGAGGAGTTGAGTGAGTATGGGTGGGAACCTCAGCCTCTAAAAATACTAAAATCAGATGTTCCATCATATGTTGACTCTGATAAAGATGTCATTAACTTATCATTAAAAATAGGTACGCAACAAGAAAAAGTTGATTATCTAGAAAGTATTATTAGGATGATTACAAATCGTGGATTTCAATTAAAAACAATCGTTGATTGGGAAAGATTTAGAACAGGAGCTTAATTATGAATAAGAAAAAACTTAATAAAACAAAAGAAATGATTTATGGACAATCAAAAAAAGCATACGACCAAATAAAAGAATCTAGTAAAACTTGGTCCGACTATTATGGTGAGGGAACCAAATTTGATTTAGATTATGGTAAATTATTAATAATTTTTCTTTGTGTGTATATTGCAATAAAGGTATCGTAGATGAAAAAAGTATTTTATACGTGGAATGATATTGAAAGAATGTGTTCTAATATCATTGTACAAATGTATAATGACAAATGGACCCCTGACTACATCGTAGGTATTACACGAGGAGGTCTTATTCCTGCAACAATTTTAAGTAACACATTAAATATTCCTATGCATACATTAGATGTTAGGTTGCGTGATACAGAAGGATTAGGTGAGCCAGAACATAATTTGTGGATGTCTAAAGATGCATTTGGATATAACGATCCAGAAAAATCTGGTGTTACAGGTGCTAGATGGGATCCAGGTCAAAAAAAGAAAATTTTAATTGTTGATGATATAAATGATACAGGTGCAACATTTAACTGGATTAAACACGATTGGCAAGAAAGCTGTATGCCTGATGAAGAACAAGCTTGGAATTGTGTATGGAATAAAACAGTTAAATTTGGTGTGTTAACACAAAATACTGCGTCTGAATTTGATATTGATTATTATTCAGATGAATGTAATAAATTAGAAGAGCCATTGTGGCAAGTTTATCCATGGGAGGTAGTAGGAAAATATGAAGTACGTAGTTGAAATTAAAACTCAAGACGGCGAAATGGTTAGAGTCAAAGATCTAGAGGGTAATGATGTAATCTATACAAGCAAAGCTAAAGCTGAAGCGGTTACAAAAAAGTTTGCTGAATCTAGAATGGTGAAATTGGCAGATGCCGGAAAAAGTACAGATTGAAAAACTTGACGAACTTTATGTAAGGATACACAGTGAACCATCTACAAAGATGGAATTACAAGAGTATTTTACATTTGAAGTTCCTGGTGCAAAATTTATGCCCGCTTACCGAAACAAAGTTTGGGACGGTAAAATAAGGCTATTAAATGCAATGACAGGAAAGGTATATACAGGGTTAGTTCCTTATATACATAAGTTTTGCAAGTCCCGTGATTATCAAGTTGAACATATAAATAATGTTGTTGATGAACAGCAAGTAAATTCTGATGCCGGATATCAACTTGCTGAAGAATTTGATGCGTCTTATAAACCTAGAGACTATCAAAACAATGCTATTGTACATGCTTTAAAATATAATAGGTCATTATTGTTATCACCTACAGCATCCGGCAAATCATTTATTATATATTTACTAACAAGATTTCATATTGAACAAGGTAGAAAAGCATTAATAATTGTACCAACAACATCATTAGTTGACCAAATGGCTTCTGATTTTGTTGATTACAACAAAGGTAAAAAATTAAGCGTACATAAAATTAGAGGCGGAGTAGATAAAAATGTGGACGCAGATATTGTTATTACCACCTGGCAATCAGTCTACAAATTACAAAAAACGTGGTTCGAAAAATTTGACTTGGTCATCGGTGATGAAGCGCATCTTTTCAAAGCGAAGTCGCTCACAAAAATAATGGAAAAAACTCCACATGCCAAATATAGGTATGGGTTTACAGGCACCTTAGATGGAACAGAAACACATAAACTTGTATTGGAAGGATTGTTTGGAGTCGTATATGAAGTAACTAAAACTTCAACACTTATAGAAGAAAAAACACTTGCTGAATTTAATATTAAAGCAGTTGTGTTAGGATATCCAGAACAGGTAAGAAAAGAAAATAAAGGTTCTGATTATCAAACAGAAATAGATTGGATTGTAACAAATCAATCAAGAAATAAATTTATTAAAAATCTCGCACATTCATTATATGGAAATACTCTTATCCTATTTCAATTTGTCGAGAAACATGGAAAAGTATTACATCCTATGCTTGAATCTGATAAACACAGTATACATTTTGTATATGGAGGTGTTAGTGCAGATGATAGAGAAGAAATTAGACATACTGTTGAACAATCAGACAACAATATTATCCTTGCCTCATATGGCACGTTTTCAACAGGTATAAATATTAATAAGCTAGATAATATTATCTTTGCTTCACCATCTAAATCGAAGATCCGTAATCTACAATCTATAGGAAGAGTTTTGCGTAGAGGAAACGGAAAAATAAAAGCCACACTTTACGATGTAGTAGATGATTTACAATGGAAATCACAGCAAAATTTTGCAGTAAAACACTTTATGGAAAGAGTGAATATCTACACTGAAGAAGGTTTTGATTTTAAAATTTATAATGTAGATATAAAATAAGTTCTACAAAAGGAATAACAATGTCAAAATACGTAAACTTTAAACTAAAAACAGGAGAAGATATCATAGGTGTAGTAACCCGTGAAACTGAAGAGTTTGTATACGTAAAGGACCCACTTCAAATATTAATCCACCCCATGCATGGTCATTTTGCGAAATCATGGATGATGCTGTCCGACCTGAGTGAAATGAAATTAATAAAGTCAGATTGTTTTTGGATTACACCAGCTAATCGCAGAGCCATATGGCATTACGATGAATTTATGAAAGAGTTAGATACCCGTGAACCGAAGGGTGGGGAGTGGGATACAGTTGATGATATGAATAAGGATTTAGAGGATATGTTTGAGTCAATGGCGTTATCAAAAGTATCGACTAAACATTAAAGATATTATTATCCTTAAGCGTTAACGCTATTATATCAACAATTCTAAGGTCTGTCAACCATTTTTTTCGGTTGACAAAACAAAATTATGATGTTATATTAACACCATAATACTATGATGAGGTCACACTATCGATGAAAAAAAGAACACGAAACTATATTAATAACCCCGAGTTCTTAGAAGCAATTGTTAAATACAAAAATGTGTGTACCGAGGCAGAAGAATGTGGTGATCCAAATCCACCCATTCCGAATTACATTGGGCAATGTATCTATCAAATAGCAACAAGGCTAGCGTCTAAACCTAATTTCTCAGGTTACTCATATAAAGACGAAATGATATCAGATGGATTAGAAAATGCGATAGCTGCTTTAGGTAATTTTGATCCGGAAAAATCACAAAATCCGTTTGCATATTTCACACAAATTATATGGTATGCCTTTTTGAGGCGTATCGAAAAAGAAAAGAAACAATTGTATATAAGACATAAAGTTATTGAAAATTCAGTAATCACAGGAACAGCAGTAGAAAAGGATGATACATCTGTATCAGGTGAACCCAACTACATTGATTTGAATAATGATTACATGAATGATTTTGTTAAAAATTACGAAAAGAAACTATCTGATAAAAAAGCAAAAGACAACGCCAAAAAGGTAGGTCTTGAAAAGTTTATTGAAGAAGATAAACAATCTTAAATTCTGATCCAAGCGAGATAAATTAAAATGAAAATTGCAGTTGTAAACGATACCCATTGGGGTGTACGTAATGACAATAGAGCATTAGCAGATTACCAAAAGAAATTTTGGGAAGAAATATTTTTTCCATATCTTAAAGAAAATGATATCAAAACAATATTCCATTTAGGTGATATTGTTGACCGCAGAAAGTATATCAATTTTGTTACAGCAAAACGACTTGAAGACGAGTTCATTAAACCGTGTGCTGATAACGGTATTGAATTATATGTTATTGCCGGTAACCATGATACATTTTATAGAAATACAAATGAAGTAAATGCATTAAGACAACTATATGGTTCGTCAGGTTATTCTAATATGAAACTTTATTGGGATGAACCTGTTGAAGTTGAATTAGATGGTTGTAACATAATGCTAGCTCCATGGTTGTGTAATGATAATTGGGAAAAATCAATTGAAGCATTTAAAAATACCAAAGCACAAGTATTGATGGGTCATTTTCAAATTATGGGATTTGAAATGGATAAAGGTCACATCTGTACAGATGGTATGGACAAAACAATATTTGATAAATTTGATGCAGTATATTCTGGACACTTTCATCAACCATCTTGTATAGGTAATATTACATATCTTGGTGCACAATATGAAATGACTTGGGCAGATTATGACCAAAAAAGAGGTTTCTCTATATTTGATACACAAACAAGAGAGATGGAATATATTCAAAACCCATTACACATTTTTCATAAGATATGGTACGATGATACTGAAATGACGATTGAGGATGTAGCAAATTTAGATACATCACAGTTATCGGATACATATATTAAGGTCATTGTAACTAATAAAGAAAATCCTTATATTTTTGATTTATTTTTAGATAGATTAACACAATCTGGTGCAACTGATATTAAGGTTGTTGACGACCATATGAATATGGATATCATCGATGAAGATGAATTAGTTGATGAAGCACAAGACACAATGACAATTTTAAGAAACTATATTGAACAACTAGAAATCAAAGCGGACAAGAAAAAGGTTGAAACATTTGTTTCAGATCTATATAAGGAAGCAGTTAATTTATGATACATTTTCAGTATGTAAAATATAAGAATATATTGTCCACAGGCAATGTATTAACCGAAATTACTCTAGACAAACATAAATCAACTTTGATAGTTGGTGAAAACGGAGCAGGTAAATCTACAATGTTAGATGCTATCTGCTTTGCACTTTATGGTAAAGCGTTTCGTAGGATAACTAAACCACAATTATTGAACTCAATAAACAACAAAGAATTATACGTTGAAGTTGCGTTTAAAACAGGTGGTAAAGCATATATTATTAAAAGAGGTGTAAAACCCGATATCTTTGAAGTATGGCGTAATGGTGAATTATTAAATCAAGAAGCAGCAGCACGTGACTATCAAACATATTTAGAAGAGCACATCTTAAAACTAAATCTTAAATCTTTTGGGCAGGTTGTTGTATTGGGGTCATCAACCTTTGTCCCATTTATGCAATTGTCTTCTGTTCAAAGAAGAGATATCATTGAAGATTTATTAGATATTCAAATTTTTTCAACAATGAATATTCTATTGAAAGAACATGTATCACAAAACAAAGCATTGATTAAAGATATAAAAAACGATATAGATATGATTGACTATAAAATTCAATCTGCTCAAGATCATAATGAATCTATTAGACAACTTAAAGAAGTTGAAGTCACTAAGTTAAAGCAAAAGCTAAAGGAACAAATAGAATATATTGAAGGTGAGCAGAAAAAGATTGATGATCTGGTTGAAAGTATCGCAACCTTAACAAATTCAATTTCAGATAAACAATCCGTAAAAGATAAAATACAAGAGATAAAGGATCTTGACCGTGAACTTTCCAACAAACTTAAATCTTTACACAAGGATATTAAATTTTACCAGGACCATGACAACTGTCCAACCTGTAAGCAAGGCATCGAACACGAATTTAAATCACAAACAATCGAAACAAACGAAGAAAAAACAAAAGAAATCGAAACAGCAAAAGTCGAACTCAAAGATAGACTTTCTGGCTTAGATTCACGTATCGATGAAATTGATGTTGTAGAGTCACAAATATCATCAGGCAATTTAGAAATGTCTGAACACAATGCTAACTACAAATTAGCAATGTCAACCTGCAAAGGTATTAAAATTGAACTTGAACAAGCAGAAAAGGAAGCAGAAGAAATAGATGATAGTAAAATCAAAGAGTATAAAGTTGAACTAGAAACTAAACATATAGAACAACAAAATGCATTTGATGATAAAGAAATTATTGGTGTTGTTACAAATATACTAAAAGATGGTGGTATTAAAACACGTATTGTTAAACAGTATATTCCTGTTATGAATAAACTCATAAACAAGTATTTAGCAGCTATGGATTTCTTTGTTGATTTTCGCCTTGATGAAAATTTTGGTGAAACTATAAAATCAAGGTTTAGAGATACTTTTTCATATGCGTCTTTTTCAGAAGGTGAAAAATTAAGAATTGATTTAGCATTATTGTTTACATGGAGAGCAGTTGCTAAACTAAGAAACTCTGTATCAACTAATTTGTTAATAATGGATGAAATTATGGACAGTTCATTAGATAATGCAGGTACAGAAGAATTTCTTAAAATCATTAATGAAATAACACAAGACTCTAATGTCTTTATTATTAGTCACAAAGGAGACCAACTATATGAAAAATTTGATAGTGTTATTAAATTTGAAAAGGTTAAAAACTTCTCAAGGATTGCACAATGAAAAAAACTGATAGGATATCTGTGCTAAAAGAAAAGCACCAAGAACTTCATCTGTTAATAGAAGCAGCAGAAGCTGAAAAAGCTCCGGATGAATGGGTACAAAGAAAGAAAAAAGAAAAATTAGCTATAAAGGATGAAATAGAATCAATATATAGATCTATTTCAGAACAGCTATGAAAAAATGGGTATTCGATGTTGATGGCACATTAACGCCTAGTCGAAAGAAAATGGATCCAGAGTTTAAGCAATGGTTCAATGAATTTCAAGTGTATTATGACACATACTTAGTTACTGGTTCTGATAAACCTAAAACAGTTGAACAAATAGGAGAGGATACATACAATCTATTTCACAAATGTTATCAATGTCAAGGTAATGATGTCTGGGTTGGTAGTCAAAACATTAGAACGGATACAATTACAGTACCTGATAGAATGAAAGAAGTGTTTGATGTTTTTTTAAAAGACTCTTTGTTTAAGATAAGAACAGGAACACATATTGATATTAGACCTGGATTAATTAATTTTTCTGTACTAGGAAGAGGAGCTAATGCAGAAGAAAGATATCGATATATCAAATGGGATGAAAAAACAAAAGAAAGAGAGATGTTTGTACAAATGTTATCAGAGGCAATGGGTCCTATGTGGGATATAAAAATTGCAGGTGAAACAGGTATTGATATTGTTCCATATGGAAAAGATAAAAGTCAAATCTTAAAAGATTTTAATGATGAAGATGAAATTGTTTTCTTTGGCGATGATACACAAGTAGGAGGCAATGATTTTGAAATCTCGTCTAGTGTAATTGCAAAAGGTGATATAAGTATACCTGTAGTTAATTGGGAAGAAACATGGGAAATGCTAAGAATAATGTCGTAGGGTTTACATGCTCTACATTTGATTTGTTACATGCTGGTCATGTTGCAATGCTAAGAGAAGCAAAAGAACAATGCGACTATTTAATAGTAGGACTACAAGTAGACCCAAGCGTAGATAGAAAAAATAAAAACAAACCTGTACAATCTATTGTAGAAAGATATATTCAATTATCTGGTGTTAAATACGTTGACGAAATCATTCCATATGAAACCGAAAAAGATTTAAAAGATATCTTGACAACGTACAAAATTTGTGTTAGGATACTAGGTAATGAATACAAAGACCAAAACTTTACAGGCAGAGAGGTGTGTGAAAGTTTAGGCGTAGATCTATATTTCAATACCAGAAATCATAGATTTTCATCAAGCGATTTGAGAGCAAGAATCTCAAATGTATAAATAATGGTACGGTGCCCTTCCACCGTCACTTAATAACTAGGAGATAAAAATATGGCGTTTTATTCGACAAAGACCTATGGTAATGACAGAGGTCTATCATGCTGCTTTAGACAGTGGCGCTCAACTCACTCACATTGTTCTTTACTTCACGGGTATTCACTTGGATTCAAGTTGATATTCGAATGTGATGAATTAGACGAAAGAAATTGGGTTATGGATTTCGGAGGTCTAAAAGAGTTTAAAAATTGGTTAGAAGATACTTTTGACCACACATTGGTTATCGCAAAAGATGATCCAAAACGAGAATATCTAATGACATTAGGTCCTCAAACGGGACTTGCAAAATGCAAAGTTGTTGATGCTGTTGGTGCAGAAAGATTTGCAGAAATGGCTTTTAATAAAATGCAAAGTATTCTTGATGAAGCGGTGACAACAGGTAAGTCACTTAATCCAACTGTAAGAGTGTTAAGCGTTGAATGTTTTGAACATGGCGCAAACTCAGCAATATATCAGAGGGATTAATTGTGTCTAAAGAATACGCTTATTCAGAAATATTTTATTCAATGCAAGGTGAAGGAAAATACACAGGAGAGCCAACAGCTTGGTTACGTTTCTTTTTGTGTAATTTACAATGTAATGGGTTTGGTCAAAAAGACCCTACAGACCCATCATCATATGTCCTTCCTTACCAAGACATTAATACAGAAGAATACAATCGTATTGAAGACCTTCCTGTTTTCGCTTACGGTTGTGATTCTTCTTATTCATGGTCAAAGAAATTTAAACATCTTCAACATAAAGAAACAGCTGGTGTAATTGCAGAAAAGATATTAGATGTTGTTCCTAATCGTAGGTTTGACAATAATATCCATATGTGTTTTACAGGCGGTGAACCATTGATGAGACATGCTCAAGAAGCATCTGTTGGTGTCATGCAATATTTTAATGACAATGGACAACGGGTTCCTTCAGTTACATATGAAACAAATGGAACACAACCTTTGACTGAACAATTTATTTCTTTTTGGAAAGACGATCCGTATACAGAGTTATTCTTTTCAATTAGTCCTAAATTGTGGTCAGTTGCAGGTGAAAAACGTGATAGAGCAATAAAACCTATCGTTGTATCAGAGTATGCAGATGTTTGTCCAGAAACAGGACAATTAAAATTTGTATGTAATGGTACCGCTGAAGCATGGGAAGAAATTGAAGAAGTGGTTGACATGTATAGGTCAGTTGGTGTAGAATACCCGATATGGATTATGCCTATAGGTGGGACTATCGAAGGTCAAAAAGGTGAAATAGATGGTCACATACCTGCACATGTAATTGCTGACGAGGCACTTGCCCGTGGATATCGTGTAGCTGCTAGGGTACATGCATATCTTTGGGAGAATATTATAGGTAAGTAAAATGTATGACGATAAAGAACCAGAACGTTATTATGATTGGATGCTCTGGAAAATGAGACAAATTGATAAGGAAGAAAAAATGGCAACAGGAAGAAATACAAAAAGAGTTAAAAAGTATGCGAATATATATGAAATGGCTTTAAATGGAGATAAAAATATGTCAAAATCTGAACAAATTAAAGCAAAATTAGAAGATGCAAAAATTCGTTATTGGGCGGGTGATAACATTTCTCAAGTTTTGCAAGAAGGTGATAAGCAAGAACTTATTAATGAAGCAACAGAAGCATTTGAAAAAGTTTTAGATGCTCTTGTTATTGATAGACATACAGACCCTAATTCCATGGATACCGGAAGACGTTTAGCAAAAATGTATATTAATGAAATTATGAGTGGTAGATATGACCCACTTCCTAAAGTTACAGCATTCCCAAATGAAGGAACGGATAAATATGATGGTATGATTGTAATTCGTTCCGAACTTAAATCGGTATGTTCGCATCATCACCAACCCGTGACAGGTACAGCATATATTGGTATTATTCCTAATGGAAAAGTGATTGGATTGTCTAAATATACTCGTATAGCTCAATGGTGTGCAAGACGTGGAACATTACAAGAACAATTGTGTAATGATATTGCCAGTGAAATACGTAAAGCAACTGCCGCAAATGATGTTGGTGTGTATATTCAAGCTACTCATGGTTGTTGTGAGAACAGAGGAATATCGGCACATAGTTCGTTGACACAAACAACTGTTTTACATGGTAGATTCCATGATGCAGATGTTAAAAAAGAGTTTTTTGATGATATTAAGTTACAGCAGGAATTTGCACCAAGATAACCAATAGAGGAAAATATGGGTATAAAGAAACTTAAAAATAGGCAAACCTATTATCATTCTGAAACCGGTAAAAAATTAACGGTTGACAAACTCGAGACTTTCATGTATGGTAACAATAAGCCATATTTGATTACACAGTATGGTGAACTTAAACAAGGCACTCCTCAAGAACTAAGAATATCAGAGGAGGAGTGGGAAAGTATGAAAAACATTTTAGTAGATAATAATGGATGGGTGAAAGATGAGCAATCAGAGACGTGGTAACTGGAAACCAGCAGCATTAAATGACGGAGATAAAATCTCTATCAGAGAAATAATTAATTTTGCAGAATCAGCACAAGAGATGCTAGAAGTAAGAGGTGAAGATGAATCTGCCTTTTATTTTGAGCAAGTTGTTGATTGGTTGAAAACGAATCCACAAAAAGGACTTCGTAATGCAGGACATATTTTAGGATTGTGATGTTAAATTTAGAATATGTAATATCAGCAATAGGTATGGCAGGACCATTAAATTCGCACCTGTTAAACTCATCACATTTTAAATCAGATGTAGTTCCTGCAGTTACAGGTGCGGTCGACTTACTAAAGCAATCAGTTAAGAAATCTTGTAAACATACAGATCCTACGATTGCTATGCTATTCAATGCATATACAGAAAAGAAATTCATAGATCATATCAAAGATTATGAGAGACTTCACATGGACGGCATTTATGCAGATTCAGGTGGATTACAAATGGTTACAACAGGTAAAACTGTAACATCAGAAATCAAAGACGGTATTTATGATGTACAAACATTTTCTGATTATGCAATGTGTTTTGATGATATTCCTCTGGAATCTGTATCACTAGTTCGTACACGTAATGAGCGTTCTAACGTTGGTAATAAAGTATTTAATCAAGAAAGATTTGAAGAAACTGCAAAGGCAACAGGTGAAAATATCAAAAGACAAATTGAATATTTTCAAGAAAAAGGTGCATCAACAAAAGTAATTATTATTGTACAAGGTAATACTGCAGATGATATGGTTCGTTGGTATTCTATTATTCAAGACATGTTAACCGATGAACATTTTAAAAATGTTGGTGGTATTGCTGTTGCAGATACATGTATGGGTAATAAAGAATTAGAATCAATTGATATGTTAACAGCGGCACATCGTATTGCTCAATTTGCTAATCCATCAGCAACTGAACAAATTCATTTGTTAGGTGTAGGTTCTATTCCTCGTATGGCACCTGTATTATATCTAGAACATTCTGGATTCCTAAAAGATTATAAAAAAGTATCATATGACTCATCTTCGCATACTGTATGTTTACATTATGGATTGATGAAATTAAATGGTACATGTAAATCATTAGGTGGGACTAGAAATGATAAACTAGAAGGTGTACTGCATGATGTATATTCTACATTTGAACCTTTGTTCAATGATGTAGGTACATTTGATTGGTATATGGATAATGTTTTCTTTGTTAAAGAAGATGGTACATGGAATTATGCACCTATACCAGAACAAGCAGCTTTATCAAACGATCCAAAAAAGATTAGAGGAGCAGCTTTATCAAACTTTACATATTCATTGTATCAAGTTAAGAATTTTGTAGAATGTTTAGATGTTGTCGCAGGTGGTGATTTTATTGGTGCCCGTGGCGAAATGAATATTAAAGCAATCAAATTCTTAAAACAAGTTAAATCAGAAGATGATATGAACTATTGGATGAATATGTTTAAAGGTTATGTATCATCTGCAAGAATAGCACGTAAAGAAAATTCATTTGGATTAGAGAAGTTCTTTTAAAATGAAAGGTACGGTTCATGTAGCGTACACAGATAGCGTTGATAAAGTTGTATCAACATATTTTGCCTGTGTTACTAACATGCCATTCGAATATAAAGGAGTGACATACGAACCTCAAGCACTTCGTGTGTCCCCTATGTTATTAAGAGATTTTACATGCCCGCCAATGTGTGGTGGGTGTTGTCCAAGATTTTCTCTTGATTTTTTACCAGGAGAAGATAGACCTAATATTGCAAAAGAAAGAGAAGTTTTCTTTGACGGAAAGGGTCTTAAATTATTTTCAGATATGCAAGATGACCACACAAGTATCAAATGCAGAAATCTGAACTGGGACGATGGAAGGTGTGGAATTTATACCCATCGACCATTTTCCTGTGACTTTGAGTTAATTCGATTTT